TCCGAGATCAGCGTGCCACCAGTGTTGTTGGCGAGAAGCGTTGACCAGCTATTCGCGGTGCCCGTGTAGTTGTTCACCTCGATCGTGACGTTCGCCGCGGGCAGCATCAGGTAGGTGCCAGCCGGGATAAACTGCGAGTTAAGCATCGCAGTGGAGTTGCCGGCACCCACATTCGCCACGCTGACCGGCTGAAGATAAGCCGAGGCAGTGTTCGCGGAGACGTTTGCGACGAGGATCTTGTTAAGGCCGAGAGCCATTGTGCAATCCTCCTCAGATCGACAGGCTGTTGTAGCCGGTGACCTTTGTCATGGCCTTGGGCTTGGTATTTACAAGCTCCGCGATCATGAGAACGGCACCAACATAGCCAATCTGCCAGTTCGGCAGAGTGGATTCAAAGCCCGTGAACACGAACGAACCCTGGTCGTGGATGTACAGCGACAGGTAGTTCGTGTTGAGGAAGTACATGACCCCCTCAGGGCAGTACGGATCGGGGTAAATCGGCACGCCAGCGACCATCAGGGCGCGGAACGCGGCCTGCGGGCCATTAGCATCGCCATCAAAGCCGGAACCCGGCGTGATGACGTACTGCTCCTGACCAACGTAGTCCTGCGCGAGCAGGGTCCACGTGCCAAAGCCGCAAACGCCGAAGGTCGGCACCTCAGCGCCGTTCTTCACGGTGCCGCTGATGTACTGAAGCACGTTTTGGCGGGTCGGGTTCACCGAGCCAGCCGCGTACTGCTTCGACTTCCACCACGTGTAGGTGGAGCGGTTGATGTTACCGTACGTCGCCGTGCCGGTGCCATCGTCCACCGCCGCCGGAAGGCCGGTAAAGGCCTGCTGGTTAGTGGTGTTATTGTACAGCGCGGTCGCCATACCATCCATCATCACGTTGGTCGCATCGTTCATGCGAGCCTCGATGAGCGGGATGATCGCGTGGTCCTGCTGCACAGCGCCTTCCATGCCGAGGAACGGCACAGGGGCAATCATGAGCTTGAGGTTGAACTCGGCGTTATACGCGCCCTGCTGCACAGACGGCTGCGTGAAGCTGCCGCTGTAGTCAGACCACTGCGCGTTAACAAACTGCGCGCCCTGCACCGGCACGGTGACAGAGGACACACCGCCCGTAGCCGACTGGCTATTGGCGATCAGCGCCGCCATGAGCGGCGTCGAGTTATAAAGCTGAACAACCAGCTTCGGGATAAACGCGCGCCGAGTTACATACGTAAGCTCGGTGAATTGCGTACTACCCGTCGCCGGAAGAATACCACCACCGATCGGCATGGTTTATCTCCGAAGCTAAGACCAATGTTCCCCTATGAAACGCCTAAAGCCCAATGGGACGCGGCTTCCCGCGCAGTTCCATTAGGGCCTTCGACGCCTCATCTCGTGCCGCAACCTGCGGATTCTTCCAGTAGTTCGCCAGCGTGGCGCGCGCCGTGTTGTCCATGACGTTACGGTTGTAACCCATGGGACTCGGCGCAGCAGCCTCACGCATGTAGCGATGGTATTCCGCTGCGGTTTCGTGGTTCGTGATGCCCTTCTCAAGCATAATCTTTTCGACCTGCTCGATCTCGGCCTCATCAGAAATCTTGCCCTTCTTGACCAGCGACTGACGGCGCTTCTCAAGCTCGCTTACGGCATCCCGCTCACGAAGCTGGGCTTCAAGGCGCTCGATGCGCTGCTGCGCAGCCGTGCTTGCCTTGGTGACCGTATCCTCAAGCTCAAGCTCGGGAATCGGCAGATCTGGGCTAACCCGCTTGGTCAGACGAAGGAAATCCTTGCGGGTGGCAGGATTCTCCGACAGCCGGCGCGCAAGGAGAGCAAGCTCATCCCGCGCTTCCGGCGACACATCTTCGAGCGACATATTCCCCTACTCCTAGTTCAGATAACGCGCTTGCCGTCACCCGGCGGCTTGATGGCCATCTTGTTCTTGGTGCCGACCTTAGCCGCACCCGACAGACCACCCATCTCCGCGTAGCGCGGCGTGTTGTAGATCTGGCCGTTCATCTGGTTGTTGTCGGTCGGGCGGCGAACACTCGCGGCGCCCCGAGGCTTAAAGAGATCCATCCGTTTTCTCCTACATAGGCATGGCGCCGCCACCGGGCGGCATCGGGACACCGCCAGCCGGCGGCATAGCAGCGCCACCCGGAGGTGGCATTGGCGGCATCGGAGGCTGCATTGCCCCACCTGCCATACCAGGGATCGGCGGCGCTGCCGCCATAGCGCGACCTTCAGGCGTTGCGCCACCCGCTTGCGGAAGGCTCTGCAAAAGCTGAAGGATCTCAGCATTCTTCAGTTCGCCGGTCTTAGCCTGCCGCGGCTGCATCATACCCGTGAGGGACTTCACCGCTGCCATAACCTTCGTGCCCTCGTCCGAATCAGAACCAAGGGCAGGCAAAGACTGCTCAAGAAGATCAAGCGCCAGACCAACGTTGATCAGCGCAGCTTCCTTGTTCCCCATCTTTGGCTCAGGGGTCATCATGGGCGCGCCCATCGGCGGCGTCACATCATTGGGCGTCGGCTCAGGCATAGGCGCAGCACCAGCCCGAGGCGCGTTCTGGCCGCGAGCCAAAAGCTCCATCAGACGATCATTGGGCGCAGCCATAAATACCTCCAATGGCTTGGTAACAAACAGCCACGAACCTAGTCCAGAAAAATAAAATGGGAGGATATTTTTACATCGTGCGTCCCCCCGGCGCACAGCGGAATCAACGGGTTCGCCCCGCGGATTAGTTACCGCTTCGCCTTACGGCCACGACGACGAGCCATTAGATCCTCCTTTCAGTTTGAGGTGGGTTCCCCTCAACCATCCGCATTAGCGGCGGGTCTTCCTGGCCTTGCGCATCGCACGGTACATAAACAATCACCTCCTTCCGTCGCGCCCCATGGAGCGCGTAGAGCGATTGTTATCCAGCGATCGCATTGAAGTCACGCGGTATTGCAGAGAAGCCGGCGCGTCACCACGCCGCAAATCGCCCTGCGTTACTCGCGGTTGGTCACCGCTAATCGTCCCGCTTCCACGCATTAACCAGCCCTCTTCAAAGCGGGTGGCGCTGAAGCCTGCGGTTGGGGCGACTCGGCACCCTTCTGCTCGGCCTTCTTCAACTTGTCCTTCAACAACTGTTTCATGGGAGGCTCAAGCAAGTCAAGCAGGCTCTCCTTGTCGATAGCCTGGGCCTTGAACAGATTGAAGGCCAACGACCGCAGATCCTCCATGAAAATGGGCGAATTGCTGTGAGCGTCCACCTTGACCACAAAGTCCTTGGTAAACTGCTCCGCGATAAACTTCATCCCATTCGAGTCGCGGTAAACCGTCGCGTCGTCCGTCTGCATAACCTTCAGGTAGAGGGTCGCCATCTTCTCCAGCGAATCCTCGACCAGCAGCGCGCGCTTCTTCGCGCGGCTCGAACCAAGGCGCGCCAACTGCGACGCATGACCCTGCGACCGCACACCCGTCTCACCGCGGCCAGACAGCACCGACGAAATGCCCGACGCCTCCGCAAACATCGAGTCGATCTCGTTCAACTCCCTAAACAGATCAGGCGGCATCTGCGGAGCAAGGCGGTCAACCTTGGCGTTCGGCATGTCCGTCGCCAGCAAACCGCCCGCGCGGTTCAGCGCAAAGTTCTTCTCGTCAAGGATGCCCGTAAAGCCGGTCAGCGCAGTCGGCGGGCTCACCTGCTTCGACAGCAGATCCAAGATCTCGCCCATGCGCTTGTTCCGCATCTCTTGCAGGTACACGAGACGCGAAACTTCCGACTGCCCCCAGTAGTACTCAGGCAGCGGGTTCGGGCAGATGTGAACGAACGGCAGTTCGCCCTTCAGGAACATCGACTCGTTCGGGCGGTCGTAAATCACCACGTCAGGCTCGGCGATCGTCACCACCTGATAGTCGCGGATCTCGTCGTTCCAAACGTACAACTCCCGCATCTCGATCGTGTCCTCAGACACCACCGGCTTCATGCGGTTCACGCCCGACAGATCCAGATTCACGTTGCCGTAGATGTCAGGCGACACCTGCGACATGATGATCTTGTCCACGCCGTTCGGAATGTCCTGCGGGCGGTACTTCTGCTGCGTCACGCGCGACAGCAACTGATCCCGCTTCGGGTGCGCATACAGCCGCGCCGCAAGATCCGACCGCGTGATGTAGTAGGTGTGGACCAGCGCCTCCTGCCGATCCGTGTACATCACGTCTTCGCGCAGCACGCCGACATCGCCGGGATGCACCATGTACGGCGTGATCGTGTTCGCACGCCGCACCAGCTTGATGTAGGACGACGAATAAACAAACGCCCAGGTGAGGCCAATGCCAAACACCTGATCCGCGTTGCTGTTGTTCCACTCGTCGTTCAGCGCCGCCGTCAAAACCGGCACCTTGCTATGCTCGGACTCAGGCACCGCAGCACCAAGGCTGATGCTAAAGCGCGTCGTGTCAGCCGAGTACATGAACGACACAAGCTGGTCGATGTGCGGGTAAATCTTGTTGTAGTGGGCCGGCGAGTCGTTCGGCCCAGAGCCAAACAGGAAGTACGACCGCAGCGACTGGTAATCACCCCGCCGCTCATCGCGCGAAGCATAGCACTTCTCGATCAAATCTAGATAAAACGCCTCGCGCTGATCGGCATTCGACGGGATAATCATTTGATCTTCAGGCCCTCATGGTCAGGCATATACGATGCAGTCCTGGGCCCGGACAACCTACCAGCCTCACCCGGCTTGAAGCCAACATTTTCGCCACGCACAGAGCGGAACGCATTACCGCCCAAGATATTCCCCATCTGAAAGCCGCCCTGACCGCCCCAGATAACCCCGCTTCCAGCTTCAGGGGGCGCCTCCTTCGGCGCAGGGGCGTTGTTCCGGGTAAAATACCCCTCCTGATTCTCGCCCTCCCGCGTGGACTTAATGTTGGTCATCTTAAACTCGTCCGCGAGGCCGCTGAGGGTGCGGTCAGAGCCCTTGGTCCGGTCAGATAGGTAATTCGGGGCCTGTAAGTGGACTATCATGATCCCGTCGAGGCATCCGTGCGGGCATTGAGCCTCCCACGCCTCGAAAAACCCGTGCTGCTCGCACTTGTAGTCCCGCTTAATAGCCATTTTTCCCCTCCATCTGCTCAATCAGCGTCGGCTCGCCGTAGTCAGCCTTGTTCCTGACCCGCACATCAAGCCGAAACCCCTCCGGCGTTACCTTCAAACCCATGTGACGCACCAACTTCGGCTTCGCTACCTTGCGATACGCCAAATAACGGGTGTTCTTCGGCCCAATCATGACCGCCACCTCCCCGCTCTCCCAGGACTGCAAGGCGCGACTGATCCTAATCTGAAGGCTCGGGTCGATGTCAGAGGTCTGGTGAACGAAGTAGTTCTTCAGGGTGTTGAGGCTAACCCCCGCAAACTCGGCAAACATTGCCAAGCCAATGCCGCGATCACGGTCGGCCATGAACCGCCGCATCCGTTCCTTTAGCTCGCGCTTGCTGTAAACGGTCACCCGCCCACCCCGATCCGCTTCAGGTACTCACTCACCGACCGCGAGCCCTGAATCTCAACCGCGGACTTCGTGTCCTGCGCCCGATTGCTGTCTCGCGTGATCTTCATCTGCACCAAACGTGGCCACACCTGCTCCGCATAGGCCGCAGCAGCCAAGGCCGAAGCAATCACCCGGTCATCCTTGCCGCGACCAGAGGCCTGGATCGACCCGCCATCCCGGCGAATGGACTTCATCTCGTCGATTAACTCCGTGCTGCGGACCGTCATCATGCCGCGCTCGAAGTAGTCCTTCATGTAGTTGAGCATCCGCTCCTTCGACGGGCCCGTGGTCAGCCAGCCAATGCTGTTGCTGATGCCGCCCAGCGTGTCGTTCTTCCGCCACATGTAATTCTGCATGTGGCCCAGCACGTTCATCAGATCCTTGCCCGGCTGACCACCGAGCGAAGCCGCCTGCCGCTTCAAATTCCGCAGCTCATTGATGACCGCCTGACCCGGACCATTCACTTCCAAGTTCAGCGTGCTGTTGCGATACGCGCCAGCCAAATGCGCAATCACCCACGCAAACTGGTAGGTGTTCAACTCACTGGTCGCAAACTCCGCAACCTGCTCCATGCCCTCCGCATAACAGCGGTAAACCGTCAGCACGAAGCGATCGGCCCAATCACTCGACCCATACGCCGGGTCAGCACCGATCACATAATACCCCGTGTCAACCGGCTCCTCCCAAACGCGCAACGTCGCCAACCGCTCCTGCGACTTCATCACCTCCGTGTCCACGAAGGTCGCACCCATCACATAGCGGTAGTAGTCCGGGACATCCTTCTTCGCCGCCTTTATCGCATCCGTGCAACGCGCATTGCTGAAGAAGGACGTGCCCGTCATCACAAAGGCGTAGTCCTCAGTCGGCGGAAACTCCTGATACATCAACGCGTCGTCGCGGATGCCCTCAGCCAGCTTCCAACGCCACCACGCCATCTGCCGCGAGTTGATCTCAACGCCATACAGCTTCTTAATCTCGCGAACCCACTCACGCTCCTCAGGCGTCAGTCTTCCATCCCAATACGTCTTGTAAACCGCAGACTCCGACTCAACCGAGTAGAACTGGTTCCGCCACCAGCCGCAGAAAATCGCGCGCTGCGTCCGAGCCCGCTTGGCCGTGACATACATGTCATGGAACATGTTGAAGCCGCGCGCTGTGCTCTCAAACATATACAAGCGGTCTGGATTGGTTTCAGCGAGCGAAGCCAACAGCGACGCCAAACCCTCCTCATCACCCCATGAACTCGTCTCCGTGCCATGCAAGTACGTGATCGCCTTGCCGCGACCCAGGCTTCCCTTCGCCCGCAAACCCGCCACCTGATAAAACAGCCGCGAGCGGTTCTTCAAAATCAACTGATTCCGATTGTGCCCCTCCAGCGGGATCTTAAACTCACGCGGCAGATGCTCGTGGTACATGCCCAAGGTAGACCGGAACATCTCCCGGTTCTCCTCAGTGTCCGTCACCAACGTCGCACCCAAACCCGGATGCGTGAACACCCAATACAAATCCAACGCCAAGCTGATCGTGGTGATGCCCAACTGACGCCCCTTCAAGATGACGTAGTGGTGCGCACCCTCCTCCAACCCCTTGGCAATCTCATCCATCACATACGTCTGCGTGCCCAACAACGTATCAAGCCGACGAAGCCCCTGCTCCTTCGTCTCAATCTGCAACTGCTGGCAAAAGCGGTAAAACCGCCGCAGATCAAACTTCACAGCCGCACCCACACATAACCACGACGACCGCGGTCAAACTCCACCTTCATCCCAAACCGCTTCCGACAGTGCGTCACACCTAAACGCACCAACACCCTCCACGTACTCGGTCGCTCAACCCCACGCGGCCAAAACATCTCCACCGCATCATCAACCGCTACAAACCCATCATCCGACGCCTCAAACATCTCGCGCAACAACTGACCACGACTGCGCGAGTCCGCAGGACGACGCAACGTCGCCCTCACATCCCCCAACTCACGCGCCTTCACCAAATACCGACACACCTGCGCCAAACTGATCCCAGCACGCACCGAGATCTCACGCAGGCGCACCTTGCCCGCATACATCTGACACACCCGGTCCAACACCGCGTAATCAACCACCCCACCAACCCCCATACACTTACAGCGTAAATACTCCTCACGCGGTGGCAAGGCAAAAACTATTTAACGCGGCGATGAGCTTGAAGGTGATGCTCCCGACAAAGCCACCGCACCTCCAAAGGCTTCGAGTAATCGTCGTGGTGCCCATCCACCTTCTCAGCGCCGCAAACCTCACAAGGCTGACGCACAAGTCGCCCCGACTTCAACGCATCCCGATAACGCGCCCTAGCCCGCGCGCGATCAGCATTGCGCTCTAACCACTCCCGCTTCTTCCGAGTCGCATAACCAGGGTGCGCCGCAGCCCAAGCTCGCCTGTAAGCCGCTATGTCCGCAGTTTTGCGCTTCCAATCCGGCGACCTAGACCCCGCACTCTCAGCGCGGCGCTTGGCACGGTACGCACGCATGTACTCCAAACAACACGCCCGACACCTACTGCGGTTGGACGCATAAAAATCCGACTCAGGCAAAGAGCGATTGCACGCCACGCATTCCAACATGCCAAAACTCCACCGCGTTTTGGGCACCATGTCACACGCGTAGAAAAATAAAAGCGTAAACCGCCCAAAAAACTATGGGGGGGATCACGTTGGGGTGCACGTTCACGAGGGGGCCTGTGGACCACCAGTCGGCCGGGCTGCGCTGCGGCGGCGCGCTTGGTGCCCAATGCCCATTGCCCATCCCTGCCCGGGCGCGCGGCAGCTCTCCGCGTGTCGGCGCACGGCGTCAGTGCCCCTACCCCGTTATATTATTACATGCGGTATCTTGTTACCGCAGGGCGCGGTAGGCGCCTAACACCCGGCGCTCTGATTGCGTGCGCGGTAGGGTAACGCATAACGTATACGCTCACAGATATACACTATGCATATAGGATATATGTAGGGGGTACGGTTTCTCTCAAACATGGACAACACTTAACGTATATCTATGTGCATATCGCTTGCGTTTAGCGTGAGATATGTTTACGTGCGCTTATGCGGAGCGCTGGTGTTTCCGCTCACATATAGGTGCAACATGCTGCGAATCTTTGGCGAATCCCTGGCGTTTGCGCTGCTTTTGGCAGCGCTTATCGCTTGGCTTGTGATCACGTGACGTTCCGGTTTCCTGCGGTTTCGGCCGCAGGTTTCCCGAGCGCCATTAGCTCGCACTAGCAGGAAAGGGACATCCAATGGACAGGTCTGGCGCTGCGCACGTGTTGCGCAATGTGAAGCACGCAATCCGCAACGGCTATGCTTGGCCGGGCGGGTATCCGCTCTATATCGTCATGTCGGATGGCGCCGCGCTGTCATGCGCTGCTGCGCGCGACAACTGGCCCGCAATCGTACGCTCCACCTTGCAGGGCGCCCGTGACGGTTGGCGCGCCGAGGGCGCCGACATCAATTGGGAGGATGCGGGCCTGTATTGCGACCATACCGGCGCGCGGATTGAATCGGCTTACGCGGAGGAATGACGCTTGCGCCCGCGCGATGGCGCGCTGACTGTGGGTTGGCTGGTGTGGTTTGCGGTCGAATGGAACGCGCAAGAGGCCGCGTCCTGGCTGCGCAGTGAATTGGACGTGTGACCATGTGGGGCGTGATGATGTGGACCGGGTTCAGCGCGCCGTATCTGGTGGCAATCCGGTTTGACCGCGCGGAGGCACAAGCGCTCATGATCGAGCGCGCCCGCGAACAGCCCGCAATGTGGTGGATGCTAAAGGATATGACGCGATGATACCGCAAACTCCCGGCGTGCTTAGGGCGCGCATTGCCGTGCGCGAGCAGCTACTGAGGCAGGCGCATCCCGAGAGTAACGAGTATTGGAGGCTACAGCGGGACATCGCGGACCTAGAGCGCGCGCTCTACAGGATGGAGCGCGGCAAGGTCTGCGCGACGCTTGTGGACGCGGCGGGGAAGGATTAGGTGGACAACGCGCGCGCCATCGCGGCAGAGTATGCCGCCGCTAGGGCGGCGCGTTTGTCCCTTTGTTTCCTGCTAAGCCTTGACCCCTGGCGCCCCCGCGCTGGGGGCTTTTTTTGCCTCGGCGGCCTGCCGGATCATGCGCTCGATGGTGTCGAGCATTGCGGAGCTGGCGCGGTAGACCTTGGTGGGGTCGGTGTCGGCCCCGGCCATGGCGGCGTGATGGGCGATCGTCCGCAGCTTCTCCACGAGGTAAGGACGCGGATAGGCCGAGGGGCTGGTAAGGACCTCGATCATGCCGGTGACCTCGCGCCAGCGTTCGGTGTGGTTCGGAATCTTGGCGAAGCGTTCCACGCGCTCCTCCCACCACATCCGGTTCTTGGCGTCGTCGTCCGCTTGGCGGGCGTGTTCGGGAAAGTAGGCTTGCAGGGCCTCCCAGGCATCGGGCGGCCAGTGGCGTCTGGCGACGGACACGGCGCGCTTGATGTCGCCCCCGCCGGTCACGCAACGCCGGAAGTTGTCGAGGTAGGCTTCGGCTTCGGTGCTGAGATGCACGGCTTAGATGTCCTTCAGGCGGTTGTGGATGATGCGCCAGCGACGCATGAGCGGGGCGGCGGCGTCATGGATGTCCTTGCCCGTGGGGAAGAACCGGCTTCCCTTGGCGATGTCGGTGGCCGTCTTGGCCGTGAAGTAGCCGGTCGGGATGTCGAGCGCGCCCATCGCCATGGCGAAGGTGCGGATGGCTTCGGCGGGCTTCGGATTCGCCACGAGGACGTTCACGAGGTCGAGCCATTGGATGACGCGTTCGAGAGGCGGCGGGGCCAGGAGGGCCGCGTATCGGCGCGCGATGGCTTGGGCGGCCTCGATCTGCCCGGCGTCCCATCCTCGCGTCGAGAACCCCTTGCCGTGTCGGCTAAGAAAGTCCCGCCGCCATGGGTCGGTTTCGAGGTCATAGTCCAGGGCGTCGATCATGAAGCGAGGCAGCTCGGGCTCGACGGCGGCGCGGTCGGCTATGGCCGGGAGGCTGGCCGGTTGGGAGACTACGAGGTCATTCATGGTCAACGTCCCGCAGCTTGCCGAAATGCTCCATGAACCGGCGCGACGCCTCGACTTGCACCGACTGCGACGGGGACAGCCGCTGCGGCCTCTCAGAAGCCCGTGCAGTGCGGTCTGCCTCCCGCCGGCACCAACCCCTCCAAGTGGCGCCCCAATCCACCTTGGCGGCGCTCTGACCGGCCTTGGCGCGCCAGTAATCCCGGAAGTCGTCGGCCACCCGGCGCGGGTCGAGTCCCTGGTCGCGGGCGTAGGCCACCATCTCCGGGGTGGGTTCCCAACCCTCCGGGAGCCTCGTGGCGCGCTTGCGAGCGTCAAGTGAAGGAGGGGAGGATAATGGGGTTAAGGAGGGAGGGGGGGATATATTGTTAGACATATAGGCGGGGGGGAGGGGACCATTAGGGGAAGAAGGAGGGGAGGAGGATCGCACACCCTCGACGAGCTTGCGCGCGACCCACGCCACGCTACGCTCCTGAGCCTTCGCAACCTCTTGTAATTGCTCATAAACATGGGCTTCCACCCGTATCAGAATCTGCCTGTCAGACATGATATCTCCCTCATCAGCCGACTATCCGAGTGTATCAGATTATATCGCCAGATCAAGCGCGATTGCCTCTTGCGTTCCCTGCCCGAATGAGACAAGATTATCGGGCCATCAAGGCAAAGGGACAAACGAATGGCACTCAAGCTAACGCCGGATCAGCCGGCAGGATCGTCACTACCGCCGCCGCTTTACGTGTCGAAGGCGCGGCATGAACTGATGCGACACGCTTCAGGTCACCCCGAGATTGATCTGCTTTTGGAGGCGCTTGATGAGTGCGAGCGGTTCGCTCACGCCATCCGCCGCCTGCACGATCAGTCCTGTTACGGGACCGTCCGCGCCGTCCTCATGGGCCGCTATGGCCTCGTCAACGCCGCCGAGGATGCCTGCGGGGACATGTCCGCGCTCGCCTGGGACTGGGCCGACGATCACGCCTGGGAGGGCGACAAGGATGACTGAGGAGCAGATGCGCGCAGAGTATACCGCTGACATGGAACGTATGGAGGCAGAGGCCACGGCGGAACTGGCGCGTTGCTGGTTTCAAAGGGGCGTGCTGGCCGGGCTGCTTCAGGCCCGGGAAGATCTTGAGTTGGCCCTGAGCCGCGCCGAGGGCCTGACGCGCATCCATGATCGCATCGCAGCCTTCGGAGACGACGCATGACCCGCGAGGACATCCTGCAACTGGCCTTCTCCAAGGCCACGACGGCCCAGGAGGCCATGGCTCTCGCGCGGGAGATGGATGCGTTCCTGGCCGGCGACGCCGCTGCGACTCCCAAGGAGGATCGCCCGCCCTGCATTACGCCGATAGTCAGGTCGCCCCGTGTTCGGAAGCACTGGACGGCAGAGGAGATTGAGCTGCTGAAGGTTATGGTCGCCGAGGGGCGCAGCTACAAGTCGATAGGGCAGCGCCTAAAGCGGTCGGCTCAAGCCGTTTATCTGGCGCACTACAAGTTCAGGACGGATCGTGATGTGGGCCCGCAGTCATGAGCGACTTCGCGCCTGAGGTGCGCAACGCGGCTTGGTGGTCTGGCGACTCGCGCATGGTCGCCAACGGCAAGGGCTTCGAGGCCGTCGCCATCAAGCTGGGCAAGATGCCGCGAGAGGACATTTCCGAATTAGAGCCTGTCCGCATGGGCCACGTGATGCAGCCCGTGATTGCGAAGCTCTGGGAGGAGAAGCACCAGCAGCGGCTGAAGGAGTTTGATGTCGCTGGCACGCACCCGCGGGAATCGTGGATGCGCTCGCACTTTGACTACATCACGGAGAACAACCGCGTTCTGGTCGAGTGCAAGAACTACGCGCTCGCGGCCATGCCCAAGTTTTCCGAAACGGGCGAGGAGGTGCGCGTGCCTCCCGCCGACCTCGCGCAGTGCATCCATGAGGCCGCGGTGGCCGGCGTGGATACCGTCTATCTGGCGGTGCTGTTCGGCGGCCAGCACTTCCGCGACTTCAAGATCGAGGTCACGGAGGAGATGAAGGACGAACACGTCAAGCGGATGGCCGTCTATTGGGGCCACGTGAGGACCGGCACGATGCCGGCCCCCGAGTCCACCACCCAGGCCCGCATGGTCTGGCCGAAGGATGACGGCAACTACAAGGAGGCGGGCGCACTCACTGAGCAGGCCTGCCGGGATCTGAAGGTTATCAAGGAGGCGATCGCAGAGTTGGAACAGAAGGAGGAGCGGCTTGCCACCTTCATCCAACGCTCGATGGAGAACTACAGCGAGTTGCGGTCGATCGATGGCACGACGCTCGCCACGTGGAAGGCGGCGAAGGGCAGCAAGCGGTTCAGCGCCAGCCTGTTCCAACAGGCGATGCCGGAACTCTATGCGCAGTTTGTTGTGGAGCAGCCCGGCAGCAGGAGGTTCTTGGTCAAATGAAACTGACGCAGGAGCAGCGGCAGCAGGCGCTGGCCATGGCAGTCCGGGTCGAGATCCTGGGCGATGTGTTTAACGACTTGTTCGAGGCCGAGCAGTGGCAGGCCGCTGCAATCGTGGCCTCGGATGCAATGGCGCTTTACGCGCGACTTTTGAAAGGAGACTTCAAGTGAAGTGGCAGGACATTCCCATCAGCATGACCACGTGCAAGCGGAACGCGATCAACGCTGTCATCAACGAGTGGGGCGACATCACGCTCGGTGAGCTGGCGAACAAGACGCACTTCGAGCTGATGCGGGTGAACCGCATGGGCGTCGTGGCGCGCGCCAGCCTTCAGCAGACGATTGAGGATGCGAAGGGCGGCAGGGACGTGCGGCATGATCTGCATAAGCGGATCGGGGAGGCGGCATGACCGACCTCGTGCCGTTTGCTGACATGCGGGCTATGGCGGATGTCGCTGCCAAGTCTCGCATGTTCGGCTTCAAGAGTGCTGACGAGGCTCTAGCCATCATGCTGCTGTGCCAGGGCGAAGGCCTGCACCCGGCTGTGGCGATGCGCGACTACCACGTCATCCAGGGGCGCCCGGCGCTTAAGGCTGACGCGATGCTTGCCCGCTTCCAGCAGGCCGGCGGCTCGGTGAAGTGGACCAAGTACACGGACGAGGCGGTCGGCGGCATCTTCTCGCACCCGCAGGGCGGCGAGCTTGAGGTCACGTGGACCTTTGCGCAGGCCAAGGCGATCGGCCTGACCACCAAGGACAACTGGCGGAACTATCCGCGCGCGATGCTCCGCGCCCGCTGCATCAGCGAGGGCATCCGCACGGTTTATCCGGGCTGCATCGTCGGCGTGTACACGCCCGAGGAGGTGCAGGACATGCCGCCGCGCGAGATGAGGACGGTCGTGTCCGAGGTCGTGCCGACGCCTGAGACATATCCGGTGCTGCTGCCGGGTGGCGGAACCTACAACAAGGCCGCAAGCGTCGAGGGCTGGGTCGCCATGTTCAACGAGGTGGCCGAGAAGGTTCTGATGTCCGAGAAGCTGACTGTCGGCGAAAAGGGCGACAAGATGCGCGGCCTTTGGACGGCGAATGAGCAACTGATTGCCAGCCTGCCCGACACGCTGGCGGCTGAACTGCGGAAGGAGTTGGCGGATGACTGAGGGTTTCAAGCACAAGCCGGGCACGGGCTCGATCAGCGCGCGCGGCGAGAAGACGAACGAGAAGCAGCCCGACTACAAGGGTGAGGTCGTGTTGGACCGGGACTACAAGGCCGGCGAGACGGTCAAGCTGAACGGCTGGGTGAATCAGTATGCGTGGGGCACGCGCGTTGGTCTGCGGATCGACAACTGGAAGCCTGATCCAAACTACAAGAAGCCGGAGACGCGCGAGTACCGCAGCAAGAACGAGATCGACAGCGACATCCCGTTTTGACGGGCATGAGGGGAATGCGCCATGGACGACAAGATTAAGAGTGTGATCGAGCGCCTTGAGGCGCTGGAGCGCGAGATCGAGACGCTGAAGTCCGATCAGAAGGACATTCTGACGGAGGCCAAGGCGTCTGGCCTGAGCATCAAGGCGATCAGGAAGGTCATCCATCGCCGCAAGCAGGACCGCGAGGAACTGAAGCGGATCGAGGAGATCGCGGACCAGTACGAGTTTGTGTTCGAGTCCGCGTGATGAGTAAGTCCCAACGCACGAAGGGTGCGGTATTCGAGCGCGAGGTGGTGAACACGATCAAGGAGGTGCTTGGCGAGCAGGTCAAGCGCAACCTCGATCAGTGGCGCGATGGCGGGCACGACATTGCGTTGGGACACTTCATGATCGAGTGCAAGCGCCGGGCGAGCATCGCTGTGTACGATTGGCTCGATCAATGCACTGAAGCCTGCAAGGGGCAGAAGACGCCGCTTGTGGTGGCCCGCGGTGATCGTCGGGAAGCGATCGTCATCCTGCGGCTGACTGACTTCCTCCCGCTCATAAAAGAAGGGGACAAACAATGCGACTCTACACGCACGAGCGAGCCGACCTAGCGGCTGCGGTGGCACTGATGATTGCAGAGCGCGTGGCCAGCTTGTTGGATCGCGCGACCGGCGAGAACGGGGACAACCCGGACGTGATCGAGGCTATTGGTAATCGTCTGGCGCAGATCGAGCGGGATCTGATCGAGGTGTTCGGAGGCAGCGCATGACCGAAGACAACGCAACCAGAACTGAACTTCTGGAAGCCTTGGCGTCACAAGCTGCACGTCTTGCGCGCGTCGAGGCCGAGCGTGACCGTCTTGCGTCATCCTGCGGCCATTGCGGTGAGTTGGAACGGGCGTTTGCCCGCCTCCACGAAGCCGAGGCCGAGCGTGACCGACTGAGGGATGCGCTGTCTGGATTGTTGAGCGTTGTTGATTGGGCCAACGCCTCCCTTGCTTCGGGTGAAGACGAGCAATGGATTCATGGTCAGCTAATGCGAGCGGCAGGCCATGCCCGCACCGCACTCAAGGATACAGGAGATGAGTGATATCGTGGAACGGCTGCGCCGCTGGCGCGACGTAGGCGATGGCCCGATGGGCTACACGGCAGGAGACGAGCAATTCGCCAGTGATGTGGTCGCCCTACTGGCCGAGCGTGACCGGCTGAGAGATGCGCTCTTGCAGATCGCCAGCAGTGGAGTTGATGGGGAAAGCCTGAACCTTAGCCGCGTCGGACATGCTGGCTGCATCAACGTTGCTAAGGATGCACTCGGGGAGGATAAGGCATGTTAATCGCGTGCGATTGCGGCGACGCTGATTGCTTCCGAAACGGCTGCAAGCAACAGCGCACAGCGGATGACATAGCCGAGCGCCTGCTCTGGGCCACGCTCGATCCCGTCACGTGTCGCCCGCTCGATCCCGGCACCTACGGCCTAGCGACGATCGAAGATCTGAAAGAGGCTGCCGCCGAGATCAAACGCCTCCGCGCGCTCGTGAAGCGCAGCACGCCAACCGTGTCCACAACGGGCACCTTCGCGCCATCACGGCGCAAATAAGGAGTAGGGGAATGACCAAAGCCACCAAGCCGCGGACACGCAAGCCGAAGGCACCGCCGACGCCCAAGATCTTCCTCGGTACGCCCATGTACGGCGGGCAGTGCTTCGGCTTCTACGCGCAGTCCGTGTTCCAACTTCAGGCCGCTGCGGCGCAGAGGGGATGGGGGCTGCAATTCAGCTTCATGTTCAACGAGTCGCTGATCAACCGCGCCCGCAACGGGATTACGCGCCTGTTCCTCAAAGGCGACTGCACACACCTGCTGTTCATCGACGCCGACATCCGCTTCGACGCCAATCAGGTGCTGGACATGGTGCTGGCCGATAAGGACATCATCTGCGGCCTGTATCCAAAAAAAGAGATCAACTGGTGGTCAGTGGCGAATGCGGTGCAGCATGGCGTGCCGCCTGATCAACTGAAGCACCACACCGCGGCCTTCGTGGTGAACCTGCTGAACGGCGAGGCGAGCGTGTCTGTGCAGCCAAACCAGCCGCTAGAGATCCTGGCAGGCGGCACCGGCTGTATGCTCATCAAGCGCGAGGTGTTCGAGAAGCTCGCACCCGTAACGCCCGCCTACACGAACGATGTCGTGGATCTGTCGGGCACGCTGACGGGCGAGCAGATCCATAACTACTTCGACGTGAGCATCTGCCCTGAGAGCAACCGCCTGCTGTCCGAGGACTATCACTTCTGCATTCAGTGGCGGAAGAACGGCGGGCAGGTGTTCGCAGCGCCGTGGGTCAATCTGGCGCACTGCGGCACTTACGTCTTTGATGGCCAGCCCATTCAGGACGCTCCGCGATGAGGCGCAACGACCCGGATCTCGGACCAGCCGTCATGCTGCTGCTGATCGTGTTTCTTGGTGGCGCGATCTTCGGCGCTACCTTCGGCTACATAACTCGGCTGGCGTTTTAACGCTTGGCCGTGCGGGCGCTCTTGCGGAACGCTGCTGCCGTGGGAGCGCCCTTAGAGCCGGGCTTGCGCATCCGCTCCTTGGAGCCCGCCTTGATGCGGGCGCGCTTGGCGTGGATGTTGGCGTAGAGTCCGGGCTTCATCGGCACTTCCACCTTCTGAGGGATGCCTTGGCGCGCGTCGCAGGCCCCTTGGCCTTACGCACCACGCCCTTCATGCGCGCACAAAAAGACTTGCGGCGAGCGGCATCCTTTTTCGTGCGCACCTTGGTCACAGGCGCCTTGAGCTTGCTGCCGGTGGCGCGGTTGTACTTCGCGCGCCCCTTGGCGGTCAGGCCTGCGCCCTCCCGCGATGGCAGCTTTTCCCCGCGCCCGACGGACAGACTATCGCTCGCCATCGCCCTTCGCCATGATGACCGCATCATCTAAGACATCGGCCACGCGCCGCGTCCAACCTTTTCCGAAGGCGTCGAAGTGCGGCAGGGCTTGCAGGTAGTGCAGGCGCTGCGCCTGATAGTCCTTAACGGCCTTCTCGACCGTTTCACGTGAAACGTAGTCCTCGACCGCCGCCAGCGTCTTCGGGCCAATCGACCCATCCGGCTCCGCGCCGACCATGCGCTGAAGCATCTTGATGGCGCGGTCAGGGCCGCTGTTCACGGCGAAGTCGAACACGGCGTAGTCGAGGCCAGACGGCAGCTCGTTGCCCTTCACCCGATCCCAATACTGGCTCTGGTAGATCGTGATCGCCTGGATGTCGCTCACGTTCTTGATGTCGGCCAGGGTCGCCACGCGGCCAAGAAGGCGCGTCAGGGCAGCGAAGGTGATGCCCTTGTTGGTCGCGCCCGCAGGATCTCGCGGGTGGTCAACAAAGCCGCCTTCGTGCCGTAGGACGCGGCCAACGGCCACAGGGAAGTTAGACTTCATCGGATCTGCTGCGCCGTAATGATAACTGACGGGATCGCTGGACTGTTAGCCGAAGCGTCCTCATGCTCAAAGACGATGTTCGCGTTGTCGGTCTTAAAATAGATCTCGATGTAGTTTGTCGAGGCAACCGTCTGCACAAAGTTCCACGCGGCAACAACATACGAGCTGCTGGTATTTACATGAAGTTTGGTGTTGCTGTTTGGAATGTCTGTGCCATTAAGGCGGAACCAGATGTCTACAGACTGGCCTGAGCCGCCACCCGACCTGTGGTGCAACTGCGCGCTGAACTGAATGTTGTAGGTGCCGGCATTGGTAAACGTAATGCGCGTCGGGCGTCCAAGCGTATCGTTCGCTATGCTGACACCATCAGCCTCTGCCGTGTTGTTGACGGTCAAAGGCGTCGGCGTGTTCACGCTGGCGCTCTGGTCTTGGTTGCTGAAGAACGAGCCATAATAGCCGGCGTAACCGGCTGCTGCGCCGCGCCGCCCAGCAACACGGAAGACCATTACGAACCGTCCCCCGGCGTGACGTAGACCCGCGTGGTGCCGCTGGTCGTCGCGCCCGTGAAAAACACGTTGGCGTTGAAGGTAAACACCTCGACGCTGTTCGGCTCCATCGTGATCGTGGAACCGGCAATCGAAGCGTTCGCCATGGCGGTTGCGGCGTTGGCCGTGTCACCAAAGCCAAGAAACACCACCGCAGCACCGCTATTGTGGATGCGGTACTGCGTGCCGCCGATCGTCGTGGATGAGGCGCGCACGGGCGTCGGCGGGGTCGTGCCCGCGACAAACGTCACCGTGTTCCCCATCGGGGTGAACGCCATAATACCCATGGCTTAGAGCTTCTTCTCAGGCTTGCTCGTGGGCGACTTCTTCGGGTTATGCGACCCGTCGAAGCACCACATGCTGTTGAACCCGCCGGGCGGCACCTTGCCCGGAGTGAAGTAGCCACCGCCAGCCCCGTAGGTGTCCTGCGGGATCTGCGGCCTAATTGGCTTCACCGGCTTTTCCATCACGCTGTTTCCTTTCGCGGCTCAGGCTCGGAATGTACACCGCCACGGCGAAAAACGCGGCCATGCCAAGGCGTTCGTACGTGGGTTCGTACATGGCCCAACACGATAGCGCAAAAGTCATGAGTATAGCGAGGATCGAAAACGTGCGATCGGCCACAACTTCCATGGCCAGCCGCACGACGCGCAACGTCATATCCATGTGATTCCCCTTCAAAGCGTCGGGGATGATACGCCATTTACGATCCCTCGTCATCCATATTCATGAAGCCGCTACCCCACTCGTCGTCGCTGATCTTCTGCTTGATCTTCTCAAGGTTGATCGCGCGGTCGATGACCTTGGTTTTGTCGGTCAGGCTCGCATTCGGGTCGGCCATGACCTCCTTCAGCAGTTGGGCGACCGCCGACTCCAGATCGACGTTTAGGCCCTTCGACTTCTTAACCATTGCAACGGCCTGCTTCTGCGGCTACAAAATCCAGATGATCACGCTGAGCTGCCGGCATTGCGACACCCTGTTTAAAGTTAAGGCATACCGAAAGCACAAAGCGCGATTTTGCTCGCAAGTTTGCCGGATGAGCGCCGAATACCAGAAGGGCGCCATCACGTGCTTGACCTGCAAAATTGTTTTTGCGTGCCCAAAATCCAGAGAAAAAACCAAAAAGTTCTGCTCCCAGGCGTGCTACTCCCAAAATCAGAGAGCAGACAATAGCGGCAAATATCGCCGAATAACCGTAAATGGCGTCCGCCACTTCGAGCATCGGTGGGTTATGGAACAACACCTTGGTCGGAAGCTGCAGCCATGGGAGCATGTGGACCACATCAATCGTATCAAGACGGACAATAGGCTCGAAAACTTGCGAGTGTTGCATATCCGAGAACATGGTCGGATTAGCGCCCATCAACGCGGCGTGCCTGTTTTTTAAATTTCCTTGCCGATGACAATGACGCTGCAACAGCTTGAGGCTGCTTATAGCCCTCCCGCATCATCTTGCGGATGTTGGAGCTAATGGTCTTCTGGCTACTGCCACGCTTTAGGGGCATGGGTTACTCCTCAGGTGAGGTGCCGCCGAGTAGCGGGACGGTCGGCGTAACTGTTGTGGTCGGCGCAGGCGGCTGGTTTGTGCCGCGCTGAAGACCACGACCGTACTGCGTGCGGCCCATAAGGCCGAGAGCGCGCTCCAAGCGACCAAGCGGCACGTCGCCCGCTGCGCCAACCCTTGTGGCAGCTTCATCGATGGAGCGAATGCCAAGATCCAACCCCATGCGCCCGAGATCCGCCAGCGGATGCTGCGACCGCCCGCTGGCAAACATCGGATCTTTGGTTTCGAGGAATCGCCCAAGCTGTTGAAGGCTGACATTGCCGCGCGCTGGGGCCAGCGCCTCCAACGTCAGAACAGTGCGATACTGCGGGTTCAGCGTTGCAAGCTCGCGGGCCACATCCGGGTGGTTGCGAGCAATATTAGCGTCCAGTTCGCGCAGCACGCTCATCGCCGCACCGCGATCTACGTTGTCGGTCGAGGTGCGATAGATCCGCGTCAATTCCGACCGCAGGCGTTGGAGATCGCTTCCAGGCACCTTGATCGCTGTAACGCGTCCGCCGGTCGTTTGAGCCTGAGCGGCCTGAAACTGCGCGACCAGATCAGTCGCGATGTTGCGTACGCCGGGCACGGCACCCGCGGCCAACCGCTGCTCCAACTGAGCAATCGGCGTCAGCGCGTTGACCGTCGCGGAATCCACCCTAAAGGTCCGAGGCGAGGCGGCGCCGCCGGGGCCAAGGTAAATGTCATCATACTTCCGGCCGAGATCGCGCAGACGATCGCCAATGTATTCCGGCGTAACAGCCGCAGCGCGCTTGCCCGCCGCTTCCGTCACAAGCCGGTTGGCAAGGGCTTGGTTGGTTTCTGCCGCAGCGCCGAACCCCGCGGATGCCCCGGGCCGCTCTGCGCGCACCTGCATCGGCTCCAACTTAAAGCCAAGCTGCTCGGCGCGTTGCGCCACTTGCTCGACTTGCGGCTCAGTGCGCCCAAGAATACCCCTGACTGCACTTCGGCCACCACTGATGGCCGCGGGAATCGTACCGCCCAACACCGTGCCCAATGCAGTTCCAAGCGCCTTGCCCGGCACACGTTCGGCATATTCTTCTTCGCCCGTGGGCGTGGCAGCGCCAAAAGCGCCACCCACAGTCGCGCCGCGCTTCACGCGCCCAGCCATTGTCGGAGCTTGTAATACTCGACCAATAGGCAGCAGGGCGGGCGCCATAGACCCGGCAAAGCCAAGGACGGGCGACTCCTCTGTCGCCTGCGCCACTTGGCCCTGGCCGAAACGGCTCACCGCCGCACCGGAACGCCCGACCGCGCCGGGAGCAAGTTCCATAGCGCCGCCAACAAGGCCGGCTGCGCCGCCTACGGCACCACGGAAAAACGGGTCGATCGTCTGTCTGGCTCGCAAAAGACCGGCTTCAAGCTCCTGGCGCTGCGCTCGCAAAGATGGGCGCGGCTCCGGCGCGGCAGCGGGCTCGTCAAAGACAAGCCTAGATGTCGCAGGAGGATCAAACTCTAGGGCCATTAGCGCACCGTCCCCGTTCGCCCATCAGGCAACCTAAACCTCGTGCCCGGCGGCAACGCACCTGCTTCCGCTTCGTTCGCGGCATCCACAACCTGCCCGGCGGCAGGAGCCTGCGTAGTTGCCGGGGCCTGAGTGCCGCGGCGCTGCTGACGAGGCGCTGGGGTAGGAGGCGGCGCTTGCGTGCCGAACCGCTGCAAGAACCGCTCAGGCGAACCCGACGCATAAAGCGGGAACCGATCCTGCCAGTTTTCCATCGTCTCAGGGCCAATAACATCGCGCAGCGGCAGACGCTCAACCGCCTCACGCTGACGGCCCTTGAGGATGCCCAGCAGCGTGGCGGGGCGCAGGGCTTGGTCATACAGGCTGGAAAGGCTGCGTTCCAAGAACACGGTCGGACGGCCAGTACCAACGGCGTCAGCCAAGGCCAGAGAGAACAGTTCCTTCTGCACCTGGGCCGCGCGCGCAACCACGTCGCCATCGAGACGGCCAAGGCGCTGCAACTGCGCCGTATAATCCTCGATCGCGCGATTGGCCTCCGACAAGATCTCAGACTGACGCGCAGCGCGCTGATCCGGCGGCAGGCTTGCGACCTGATCCAGACTGGCGCGCGCCCGGCCAAACAAGAGTTCCGACGCACTGAGAACGCGATCGCCACGAAACCGTGCCGCAGCAGCCGCCAAAACGCCGATCGCATCCTGATTCTGCGCGATGATCTGCGCCACGCGTTCCGTGCCGGTAATGGCGGTGTACGCGCCGCGCACCGTGTTCGAGTCTGCCGCCGTGAAGCGTGTCCGCGCCAGAATGGCTTCTGTCTGCGCGCGCTGCTCAGGACTCTGGTTTTCCAGCACGGACGCGACCGCAGGGCCCGCCGCTGCAATGTTGCGTCGCGTCTCAGCCTGAATCTGCTGCACCTGCGTCAACAGGCGCTGTTCGGCCTGCACTCGAAGCGTGCGCTCATGCTGGTCGATCTGACCGGCAAGTTGCGTCATGGTGCGCACGGTTTCGAGAGCGCCTTGGAGGTCGCCCCTCCGGGCCTGCTCTAGCAGAATAGGCGAGTCGTACCGTGCCGCCATTTCACGCACGCGCGCCAGACCGGCATCCATGTTGGTGCGCGCAAGCTCTAGGGCGGATTGCATATCGCGACGCAATTCGCCATTGCGCGCCTCAAGCTGGCGCATGTTAGTCTCGTAGATCTGGCGCTCACGGTTATAGAGATCCGCGCGCCCTTGGCGGTGACCCTGCATCATGCCCGTCATGGCGTTCATCGCCAGAACCGCATTCTGCTTTCCGCCGCCGCCAACAAGCGTGCCGATCACGCCAAGCAAACCAAACAGCGACGCGAGATCGCCCGCGTTCTCCTGCGTGGGCGCAAACTCGCGCGGCATTTGCCGTTCGGCCTGATAAGACGCGATCGCTTCGCGCTGCGTTTCTGCCGCCCGTCCCGCGAGGCCGGCAGTTTCGCCCGCGACTAACTCATTGCGGCGGCCCGTCAGTTCCGCCTCTCGTGCCGCGCTGCGGCCAATCTCGCCACGAATGGATTCTTCGCGTTGCAGCAAAGAACGCTGGCGGGGCGAAATAGATTCCAGTTCGCCCGCAGTGAGTGCAGGACGCGCGGAAGGCTGGCCGCCCGTCAGAGCCGTCACGTAGGAAATCGTTTCCGCGGGAAGCTCACGCCCCGACTGGATGAACTCACGGGTGCGCCCCGGCCCGGCATTGTACGCGGCCAAAGCGAGTTCGGGACTTCCAAAGTCCCTAAGCTGGCGCGCCAGATAACGAACGCCGCCACGGATGTTCTGCTGCGGGTCGTTGATATCGACGTTCAGCTCGCGCGCCGTATCGGGCATCAACTGCATAACGCCGCGAGCGCCCCTAGGGCTGACGGCATCTTGCCGGAAACGGCTCTCGCGCTCCGCAACGCGCACGGCGAGGTCGGGATCAACTCCCTCCTCTTGCGCGATACGCCTGATATCAGCGACGACCGACTCGACCATCAGACCCTCGCGGCGGAAGCAACAGCCTGACCCGTGGGCCCGGCAAGAACACTGCCCAGCACACCGTAGAACTGGTTGGTGGCCGTTTGAAGTGCTTGGTTGGCTTGCAACCCGCTCTGGATGGCGCCGCGCAGATACTGGTCACCAATATTCGCGACGTTCAGGCCAAGCTGATACTGACTCTGAAGAAGCTGCGCCCGCAGCCTTTCAAGATTGGCAGCGCCCTGCATGGCTCCAACACCGCCGCGACCAGCCGTTGCCTGAGCCATACGCGCCTGAGCGGCCTGCATAGCCTGAGCGGAGGCTGGGGACAGTTCGCCGCGCCGCGCCTGCTCAATCAATTCTTGGCCTTGCCGGCGATATGGCTCACCGATTGCCGAAAGTTCAGCCCTCGACCGGCGAGCCGCTTGCGCACCGCGTTGCGCTTGAAGCGCGCCTAGGCCGCCAATACCAAGGCCAAGGCCGAGGCGAGCGAGAGTGCCGGGGTCGGAAAGCTGGGTCTGAAGCGCCGTGCCCAGACGCGAAAAATAGCCCGGCGGTTCGGTCGTCTGAGGCGTCGAAGGTTGGGCCACAGCGGCCTCAAAGCTCTGGGGCGGCGTCAGGTTAAGCTGCGACGGCGGAATGCGAACGCTCGGGCCCTGCGCTGCTCCCGCCGTAAAGGGCGCCTGTCCGCCCGGCTGCTGACCCGACAGAAGCTGTATTTCAGGAAGCTGCTGCGGCCCACCGCCCGGCCCGCCCGGAACTTGCTCCTGCGTAAACGCACCCTCTGAGTAAACAGGCATGGTGTAGGCTTGATAGCCGCCGCCGGGCTCAAATGCCTGAGCGGGCGCCTCGGCAAACATGCCGAAGTCCATCTCCTGAAACTCAGGCAAGCCGGTCGCTGGGTTGATCGTGCCAGACCCGCCCTGCTCCTTCAGCATTTTCGCCTCACGCGGCGTGATGTGCGCAAGCACCGTGTCTCGGCCACGGCCATGCGAGCGAAGGATCTGGGCCAGCGCCTTCAGATCTAGGTCGGCCATCACATCAGTTCGGAGAACCTTGGTCAGTGCCGTCATCACAGCAATCCTAGCGCATCGGCAAGCCTGAGCGTTGCCTCGTTCCAAACCTGATTCTTGGTGCCGAATTGCGTGAACATGCCGCCAGAGGTGGCCGGATCACCGCCCGCCGACAGCAATGGCTGCGTCGAAGCCTGAGCCTGCGTGCCTCGCGGACCAATGCGCGGTTCATTCACAATCGGGCTAATGCGCACGGCTTCCTCGCGCGGCGACGGCGGTCGTCCTGTCTGCGCGGTCGGAGCGGTGGTCACACCCTCGCGAGTGCGCTCGCTAATCTCGATCGGACTTGTGGTGACGCGCCGCGACGTATCGTCGCCGCCAAACTGAAAGCCGCGACTGGGGAGCGTCTCGCTGATGTTTGCAAGACCGCCGCCGCGAGAGGTGGCATCGTCTCCACCAAACTGAAAGCCGCCACGATCAGAACCAAACGGAATAAGCCCCGTCTGTTCGAGAATCAGCCGATCGGTCGGGCTAATTTTGCTCGTGCCAAAGCTGGTCTGAAACTCCCTTTCAGCGCCCAACCGCTGTTCCGCCTGAAAGCGGGCAAGATCCTCGATGGTGCCCGCCACCTCCTCCGCGCCGAGTTCGGCTTGGAAGGCAGAAGCATCAGGGCCAGGGCCACCGCCCGGCACCTCGACTTGCGCAAAGCCACCGCCGTAGCCGCCTTCCTCATAAACCGGCGTCACATCCTGAAAGACAGTCTTTTCGTCGCCAGTAAACGTGGGAAAGTCAGCAGAGGTAGGCTGCAACAACGAAGTCGGGCTCACGCCCTGCGTGATCGCAGATTGCGTGGCCTGAGTAACCTGAGGCGAACTCTGAATGCCGCCAGTGCCAAAAATGGCCTGCTGCGCCTGCTGCACATAAGGCTGCACAGCCGCGCCAACGCCGCCCGTGCCAGCGCCCGTCAACGCCGCAGCCCCAACATCGCCGCCAGACACAGCCGCCGCACCAGCGCCGCCAAGCGCGCCACCGAGAACGCCACCGGCTATGTTGGCCGTGGTGCCGGGACCAAACGCCGCGGTCGTGCCCGTAGTAACCAGCGGAGTTGCCGCGCCAGTGATGGCGCCGACAGCTGCCCACTCGCCGACATTCTGATCCTGCACGGCAGCGCCGGTCGCAAAGGCGGTCGCACCCTTCGACGCCTGTACAATGCTTTTCTGAAGGCCCGCATCGAGCGCAGATGCGGTCGGATCAATGCCCGCTGCCGAAGCAACTTGTCCGCCGACACCAGCGCCAACCATGCCAGCCGCACCACTCAGCGCGCCGACGCCCGCACCCTGCACAGCGCCCTCAAGAATGTTTTCACCAACAATGCCGGCTTGCACTGCGCCAGTTGTTGCGCCAACGCCAGCGCCAATCACCGCGCCGCCAATAACATTTCCGACCGTGGCTGAACCGATAATGACGGTTTCCGCAGCCGCAGCGCCAACAAGACTAGAGCCGATCGCGCCAGCAGCACCCGCCGCAGCAAGGCCAGCCGTCGCAACCGTGGCAACAGCAGCCACGGCAATCGTGGCAATCTGCGCGCCTTTGTTTTTTTTCCGCCTTCGACCCATTAGAGAACGGCCTCCACCCGGTAAACCGGCGTCATCTCACCATCCATGTACTGCATGTCCTGGCGGATCTGACCCTGAATACCGATACGCTGCTGGATTTGCAGCATCAAATTAGCCATCTCTTGATCGAGAACGTAAGTCGTAAAGCTGCGGTAACCCAGCTCTCGCATGGTGTTCGGCAGCACCATCATGCGTTTGACCGTCTCGCTAAACGGCTCGGCTGAGAACATATGCACTTCAGCCGCGCCCTGCGGCAGCATTTGCTGCCCGTTCGCCGTGTAGTGCTGCACGAGAAACACCGTGTTCCCAATCTGAATGGGCTTCATCGCGCCAGACTGGCAAAGGCGGGCTACGTTCTCGATGAACGCCTCGGCAGACTGCTCATCGCCAAGCTGCTCAGACATGACCTCGCGCAGCACGGTCACCGTGTCCTTGCCCTTTACAGGGGAACGGCCTGCCGGCTGCTGCATCGTCTGAGACATCACGTAAGCCCCAATCGCTCCGCTATCTGCTGATGGATAGTCAGATGCAGCGATAGCCAGTTGTAAAACTCGTCCTCCTTATCCCACGCATCGTCCAAGATGTTGAACGGATTGGTGAGGCCCAGCAGGGAGGCAAACGCCTGATGCTCTACCTGATGCGCCAACAGCCAATCGTCCAAGTTCGAGGGATCGGCATTTGCCAGAGGATACGCCGGAACCGCGATTCCCTGCGAGTAAAAAACCTCCCTAAACGTCTTATGCTGCACGAAGTTGGCGAAAAGCATTTGGTCCAAGCCGTCCAAATCGCCAAACTTCACGTCGCTTAGGGAGTCAAAATCCATTAGAAGCTGCCCCCGGCCCCACTCCGGCCCGGAACAAAGCTAACAATAAACCAGTTCGCGCCGTCAGACTGAACAGTCACCGCGTCATACTGGCGGGCCAGCGGCTCCGTAGATTGCCCATCAATAGTCTGCGCAGACGTTGTGGCAACCGTGACCGCGTTGACGGAACTGTCGATCTTCTTGACCGTGTAGATCTTGCCGGTCGCACCCACCGCCGTGGGCAGCGTAACCGAGAAGGCTGCGGTCGTAGCGTTGCCGAGGATGGTTACGTCAGTTGCTGTAGCCGTATAGGCCGAGGTCCGGGTCGTAATCGCCAGAGCCGCGCCATTCACGGTAGCGTTGGTGAGGGTAAGGTTCCCAACGCTCGTGGTGGTCGAGCCAAGGGTAAGGGTCGCGTTTCCCAGCGTGGTGCTGCTGTTGGCAAGGTTGGCATTGCCAATGCTGATCGTGACGTTGGCAGCAGCCGTCAGCCGGCCCTGCGCATCCACAGTGAAGGTGGCAACCGTCGCTGCCCCGCCATAGCTGCCCGCCGCCACAGCAGTGTTCGCAAGGCTGATTGTGCCTGTAGTGGTGATCGGGCCGCCCGTCAGGCCAGTGCCGGTGTTTACACTCGTAACCGTGCCATTGCCCGCGCTGATCACCACGTTGGCGGCGCTCGTGATGCGGCCCTGCGCATCAACGGTAATTTGAACGATGTTGGTCGCGTTGCCGTAAGTGCCCGCGGTCACCGCCGTGTTGGCAAGGCTAATGGTGCCAGAGGTCGTTATGGGACCGCCGGTTAACCCCGTGCCAGTGGCGACAAGAGTAACTGTACCGTTACCGCCGCCACCTAAGGTGTTTGCTACCTTCAGCATGGATCACAGTCCGTCGCCCGGGGTGATGTAAATCGCCGCCGTGCCGCTGCCCGTGATGCCCGTGAAGAATGCGTTCGGCACAAACGTCAGAATCTCGTCAGTGCCGGGCAGAAGCGGAAACGCCGCCTGCGAGGATGAGACGATGACAGCATTGTTGGTGGCGTCAGCAGACGTAGAGCCGTAGCCCAGAAACACGACAACGTTACCCGCATTGATGATGCGGTACTGGTTGCCGCCAAGGCTGCTAGAGGCCGCCTGCACCGGGGTGGGCGCGCTTGTGGCAGCGGTGAAAGTCACCGTGTTGCCCATCTTGGTGAAGGCGTTGATACCCATCTCAGCGACCCTTCTTGTCCGCAATCGACCACGCAATGCCGCCGAGGGTAATCACCGCACCGACCAGCGTGTTGGCCGTGTCTGCGTCAATCACACCGCGGGAAACAAAAACGCCGCCAACTGCCGTAAGAATGTGTCGGGCAACGCCAAGCCACATGTCCTTGCTCATTGCGGTGGGTTCCTTCCCAACAAGGATTGCACGGTATCGGTTTCCCAGATGCGGATCAGGGACCACACAATACTAAAGAGCGCGGCCATTGACGGCAGGATATCGGCAATGGTCGCAATCACAGTCGCAATACTCAGAGCATCCACTACGGTCTTGGCGTGTTCGGCAGCGTCATCCTGCATTACGCACCCCCGGGCGGCGTAGGCCACTGAATCTCCCAAGGAAATCCTACTTGCCCAGGCACATCGCGCAACGCTTGCCGATAGGTCGCCCACGAAAGGTCATCGACCGGCGCATCGGCGAGTTGAGTCCAATCGGACTTGGAAAGCATAGCGTTTCGTTGTGCCCGCGCTATCTTAGCCAATTCCGAAAAATCTTCAGGCGGCCTCACAAATTGACCGTCCACATATTCGTCTCCCGGATTCGCGTCCCTACTCTCAATCCAGTTTTCCGAAAGCAGAGAGTCAGAAACAACAACATTTACTACTTTGTTGTTTTCAATAATTGCGTATCTCATGACGACTTCTCCTCACACAGCATAAACACGAACTGTGCCGTTTCCACCATTGCCGCCAGTACCCGCGGTGAATCCGGTGCGCGCCGCGCCACCACCACCGCCGCCGCCACCATTTTGGCCGCCATTGCCGCCGTTACCGCCATTTACGCTTACCGCACCAGTGCCGCCGCCACCGCCTCGACCTCCCGAGCCAACCCCAGCGGCTCCATCGCTGCCGGCACCGCCTTCGGTAAGACCAGGACTTCCGCCGCCGCCTTGAGTTCCTGTGTTAGATCCACCCACATAGCCTATGCCAAAACCAGAGCCGCTAGCGCCGCCGGAACCGCCACCAGCGCCGCCTTGATAAGAGCAAAAGCCGGAGCTTATGTTGCCGCCGCCGGCGCCGCCAAAACCGCTCTCGGCAAAAGGCCATAAACCTCCGCCAAAATGAGCGGCGAACTGGTCGCTGGTGGGGTTGGGCTGTGTGGGTTCGCCCGGCGAGGTCCCATTGGCGGCGCTCAAGACGCCACCACCGGCACCATTCAAATTTGATGTGAATGTGTTGTGGCCAAACCTTCCGCCGCCACCGCCAAAAGCAGAGAGAAAAGAGCCAAATGTTGTGTTGCCGCCATTGCCGCCTGAAGTGGCGGGGCCTACCGACCCTCCTGTTCCACCAGCGCCAACAGTAACAGTAACCGTAGAGGGCAAATCGCCGGCCGCAAACTTTCGAACCGCGTAAGCTCCGCCACCGCCGCCACTACCGCCATACGAAGCGGTGGTGCCAGAGTTAACATTTCCGCCGCCACCACCGCCGCCGCCGCCCCACGCCTCAACAATTACGGTTGTTACATTTGCGGGCTTCGTCCAAGTGCCAGATGTCGTAAACGTCTGCACATTCGAGCCGCCCGCAGCGGTAGCCGCCTGACTAAGCCAAGTGGTGCCGTTGCTTGTCAGCACGTTGCCGGCGGCTCCCGGAGATGTCAGTCCGGTGCCCCCTTGGGCAGCAGTAATCGGCGCCGCCACACTACTGATCGTGACGTTCGCCAGCGTCATGTTGTTCAGCGTGGTCACCGTGTTGCCAAGCTGAACAGCCGTGTTGCCGATCGTAATCGGCGTCGCAAAGTTGTTGTCCAACTGCGACAGCGGAATCGCGCTGGTAGCGTTCGCAAACTGGTTCGGAACAGGCATCTTAGAACCTCGCTCTCAATTCGTGTTCCAGTTCCAGCGTGTGCAGCGTCATCACCACCGCATTCGCCGTGATCGTGAAACCCAGGTATTTCCCGTACTGCTGCGCGTCTGATTTATACAGTTGGTAGCCCGCCAAAATCCAACCAATTTGGACGCTGGAATTGTTGATCCAGGGCACTGCTTGGAAGGAATTGTTTACCCAGGTAATCAGGTTCGCGAGCGTATAGGGCGGGCTCGACGCATACTCGCTGTCTACCGTCAGCAACAACGTGGCCGGCGTCGTCAGCGTTGCCTCAACGCCAAACTTCAGCGCCTGCTTGTCGCGGATCGGATCTCCCAACGCCCATAGGGCGCTGCGAATAATGATCGGCGTGCCAGAGGCGCTGTTGGCGTACAGCTTAATGAGGTTGGTGCCGCCCGTGCCGTAAATGTTGGTGACACCACCAACCTGCGCGCTGGTGATGTTCGTCAGCGTGCCTTGGCTCGTGATGAACCAACGCTTGTTGAAAAACACCGCTTGAATCGGACGCGGGCCTGCCGCCGGATCGTTGTAGGTAAACGACCACGCGGCGCAGAGGATGTTGTTGACCAGCACCTGCCCGCCCGACACCGGCTGCGTAAAATCAATTAGCGTGAAGATGCCGTCGAGCGCGTCCGACAGCTTGCTCGTGGTCGAGCCGACCAGCGCGTAGATGCCGTACTCGTTCATAAACACAACGCTTCGGAAGTAGGCGTACACGCTCTTTTTAAGGTTCGTGCCTACGGACGCCGACACATTGGTGTTCGTGAAGACGGTCACGCCGTCTTGACCAACGCGCACATCTGAGAACACGTTGATGCTGTCAGCGCCAAAAATGTAGAGGAAGTTATTGGCCGATAGCAGACTCGATATATTGGTGTGCAACGTCGAGTCGGTGATCAGAATGTTGCCGGCGCTCACGGACGCAAAATCGGTGTAGCTATCCGCCGCCGAGTAAAACACCGTACGGCCCTGCGACACCCAAGCGCGCCCGCTGAACGTCGCCACGTCCGTATTGGGTTCAGTGGTGACCACCGCCTCAACGATCGCACCAGAGCCCGCGCCAGCCGACAAGTTGGCCGTGGGCGCGGAGGTGTAACCGGAACCGCTGTTGGTCATAATAATCTTGGTGACCGCGCCGCCCGACACGATTGCTTGGGCCGCGGCGTTCGCGCCGCCGCCACCCGAAAAGGTGACCGCGAACGAGTTAGCGTAGCCCGTTCCGCCGCTCTTAACGATGCAGCCAACAGTGCCCGTGGCAAACGTCAGGGTGGAGGTAACCACCGCCGCGTTGGCACCGCCACCGCCGGCAAACGTCACGGTCGGCGGCGACGTGTAGCCCGACCCTGGTTCCGTGATGTTGATGCCCACAACAGCGTTGGCGACAATGACCGCAGAGCCGGTTGCCTGCACGCCGCCCGTCTCACTGGGCGCACTGAACGACACCGAAGGCGCAGACGTGTAGCCTGATCCGCCATTCGTAATGCCGTAGTCAGAGATTGAGCCAATGCTGACTACGTTGGTGCCATCCCAGTTAAAGAGCCCCTTGGTGGGGTCGATGATCAGGATGCGCTCGTTCTTCCACTGCGCGATGCGAACGCCCGCCGCGGAAAACTTGCCGGCATTGGCAATGGTGACCTTGGTGCCATCAGTCGCGTTGTAGGCCTCGGCCCCGCCATTCGTAAAAAACGCAAAGATATACTCTTTGTTTTTGACGTTGGCGTCGTACAGCGATTCGACCGTCCCGCTCCACGCCAGCGGCGCGCTCGACACCTGAACGGTTGTCTGTGCGGGTATCGACTTGATATTGCCGAAGCCAATGGGCTGCACATTTTCCAGCCACGCAAACTCATCCGGGTCGATCGCAGTGCGATTGGCCTGGGTGTTGACCCCCTTGAAGCTCTTGGAGATCTGGTACTGTTTGCGCTGCTCGGCGGCGGCCATGCTTAGTACGCCTGCGAGTAAGCCGTGGGCAACCTGCGCGTGAAGGTGGTCGCCAGCAGGTTCTGAGCTTCCTTGATGTACTGCTGATGGAAGATCTCGGACTCGCCGTAGGACTGCTCCTTAAACTTCGCCGTGTGCGAAGCGTAAAACGGAACCGGCTGCGTCCAGATGTCAGGGATCGTGTCGGCGTCATTCGCGCTAACCAGCGGCGTCGGCTCGATCACGGTATCCAATTCGATCGTGTACACCTGATCCGGGATCGGCCCGAGATAGAAGGTGCGGGTGCCATACATGCTGAAGGCAATCGGACGCCCAGTGTAGTTCTGCCAGTAGCGCAGTTGGGCGTTAAAGTCCGTCCACGGCCTATACAGCAGCGGCACGCGCGAGTTGCCCCAGTAGAGGTTGACGTTCAGGAGATCCATCGTCTTATTGCCTTCCGGCAGCGACGAAAAAGCATACGTCTCCTGACTGGTCACCGTCGCGCTGGTTTGCAACGTGCGCAGACAACCCGTATCGCGCACAAGACGGCTACGAGCGTCGTTGATGTAGTCGGTTAATTCCTGATCAGTCCAGAAATTGCCGTTTGCGTCATGCAGCAGACGCCTAACCTGCGTGATGTACTGCGCTAATGTAACAGCCATCGACGCACCTCATTGCAGACTATGATTGGTGCCGCTTTCCCCTCGCCTCCCCCGCCTGAGGTGCGCAGGCGAGGGAGGGTCAGTGAGGTCCGGTCCCCCGGGGAATTGAAGGGGCCGAACTTCGGGCGGCTCGGTGGAAATCACGAAGTTTTCCAAGTTCGCGAGCGCGCTTGGAATGTCATTCGTGGTTTTAGCCCAACCAAGCCGTGTCACGTGAGGCGTTTTATCCTCAAACCCGTACCCGAATATGTGACCAGCCACGAAAACCGGCACAGCGACCGTTTTTCCCGGCTCGAAGACGTACTTCACCCCATCCCAACCATCGGTCAGGAGCTTTTCGCCAACGTTGGTCACATAGACGGTATCGGTCACAGGTTCACCGGCATCCCAACAACACGAATGTCGCAGGTGCCACCTGAAACAGCCGTGTTGACGCGCACGAACAGGGCCTGAGCCGTAAACGCATCCGTCGCGGCGGCGGCAGCCAACGTCAGATCCTGCCACTTGGTCGTGGCAGCCGTGACGTTAGACAGCACCGTCGCGTTGGACACGTTGTTGCTCGTGTTACCGTCGCTGCTGGTCAGGACAATAACATTAGCCGTGTTAATGCTCTTGTTGGCGTTCACCACCGTGATCGAACGGATGATGTAAGCCCCGGTGTTAGGCGTGAGGCCACCCGACAGAATCGGAATGGTCGCCACGGCATTGCCCGTTGCGTTGACCGGCACTCCATGCGCCTCGCCAATGACGATGCGATCGAAGGAGTCGGGCGTAAGAGCGCCGACGCGATTGCCGTTTGCCATGCGGACGCCTCCTTACGAGGTGAAGGTGCCGGGCGCCGCCTGACCGCCATTCACCGTGAGCAGCGTCACCGTCTGGGTGCCCGTGACCGCATTCGCGCGCACGTTAAACCCATCCGAGATCAGCGTGCCACCAGTGTTGTTGGCGAGAAGCGTTGACCAGCTATTCGCGGTGCCCGTGTAGTTGTTCACCTCGATCGTGACGTTCGCCGCGGGCAGCATCAGGTAGGTGCCAGCC